CATTCCATTGTACTTGTCAGGAAGCTGCTGCTCGGCGTACTCAGCCAGCTCCAGCTCCATCTTCTGCTCCTCCATTAGGCCTGACTCGTCATCAGCTGGCTCAGGTTCCGGTACCGGCAAGGAGTCATCCTTCCTCACCCCCTTCTCAGCGACAGTGGAGAGAGCCTCGATGATATCCTTCTTGAATTCTTCACGATCTTGAACAACGGACTTCTTGCGCTTGGCTGGCTTGGCCTCCTCCTTGGCCTCCTCACTAGGCTCAGGTTCCGTATCCTCCTTAACCTCCTTAACCTCCTCCTCGACTGCGTCCTCACTAACAGGCTTCTCCTCTTCATCAACAAGAAGACCCATGTCCTCATAGAGGCGCTTGACCATCATGTCCTGAACGTCATCGGCCACCATATCCTCTTCCTTAACAGGTTCTGGAGGGGGCTCAGCCTCACGCACCCTAGTGGCTAAGGGGTTGGTCTCTTGTGCCTCTGCTACTGCTGTCTCTTGTGGGGGTTGTTCTTCACTCATGCTACGGGTACCCCAGCTGGGGGCTGTGGTTGTTGTGGTTGTGGGGGTTGTTGTGGTTGGCCGCCACCACCCATGGCTTGGATGGCGGAGGAGTTCTCTTGTATTGCTTGGGCTAAAGTGGAAAGCATCTTCTGTGTCTCATCAGGCTCGCCCGCTGTCTGTCCCTCCTGTCCCGGCGGGACCGCCAGCTTGAGATCTGTTGCGCCCATGAGCCTGAAGATTTCATTAATGATCTCGAACATCTTCTCCTTGGGTATTGCCGGAAGCAGCTGCGACTGTGACACCACTTGCAGTAGCTGGATAAGGTTACCGGCAGCCATTGAGTTGACTGATCTCTCTGACCCATCCCTGCTTGAGAATATAAAGTCATGCATGAGGTTGGAGATGCTACCTACAATGGTGCGCTTTGCCCCAATGCTATTCTGTGTCTCGTCCTCATCCGGTACGAACCTGAAGCCAGCACGTTCAATGACATCATCAGTGTATCGGTTGACTACGGGCAGGTAAACCTCCTTGGAGCCCAGTGAGATGAGTGACTCATAGCAGATGCGCTTCATGGCTCCGCGTCCCTCGTCAACCGCCTCACTTACAAAGTTGTACACTGACTCAGTAGTTTGATTAATCAGGGCCACCTCTGTTGCTGAGGTCTCCCGTGGTGATGGTTGGCCTTGCTCCTGCGGGCTTAGAGCCATCATCCTCTCCGCAATGTTAATCAGGTTGGAGATGGATTGAAAGATGTCAGTGAGTGCTGAGTTTGGCGAGCTTCTTACAACCTTGAATATGTTGTCTGCTGTTGGGCTTATGCCAAGGTCACGTAGCTTCTGAAAGCTAGCCTCAATCACATTGGTGCTGGCGTAGAAGTTCTCACCGCTCATGGTCTTGCGGAAGTCCTCAAGGACCATGCGCCCCTCGTCTGTGTCAGGAAAGATGTCTGAGTTGACAACCGCCACACTGAACAGGTCAGCCTTGGCGGTCTCAAGCAGCTGCGATAGGAGGTTGGTGAGCTGATCCTGATACGGCATCATCTCGTGGGCAACCGAGAGATTCATCAGGCGTGAGTCATTCTCGTTGAAGGAGAACACCGCAGCCGGTGTGCTGGGCATGATCTCCGCAAAGATAACAGTTGAGTCACCCGCCAACTTGAAGTGCATCCATACCGGATGCGGATACTCGCCAATGCCCCAGTCCTTCGGGGCAATCTTCCAGTAGTATTCCCCAACAAAGACAGAGGTATCATGCATGTGGCCTGAGTACCTGCCAGTGTTTGTCAGGCGGTCGTTATGACCAGAGAGATCATCAATGGATGTTGGAGGGGAAACCTTTGTGTAGTATTGACTGAAGTAATTACTGAAGGTGATGAAGTTATTCATGCTGGATGCACCGTAGCCAACCTCATCACGGTTGAAGTAGTCGGGGTTGTCCGCTATGTCTCCATAACGAATCACATCCCAGAAGCCTGCGTACTCACAGCCACTGTCAGTATTGAGGCTGCTCATTGGGTATGAGTTATCCCAGAACACACGGGATGGGTGGGGGAGAACCCAAGAGACACCTTCCTTGATCACTCGTGACCGCTTAGGTATCTTGCCGGGGTACTTGCCGTCCACCTTAAACTCTTCAGCTACCGGGTTCTTCTCCCAGTGAATGTCACGCTCCCAAGAGGCGCGAGGGAATGCAACCGAATGGCCGTACAGAAACATATCCCTCATCGCCTGTGTTTGGAAGTGCCGGTAGTCGAACTGGTCAGACATGATGTCCATGCGCTGACTCAGGGCGTCAGCCCTTAGCTTACCTACAGGTCCAGTTGTGCGACTCTGGTACTTAAAGAAGGGATATAAATTGTTATACTTATTTACCTGAGCAGCTAGGCGTCGTGTCACAAAGGACCTAACCATATTCACGTTCACCTCAAAGAACTTAGGTAGGTCTATGTCAGTAATCTTACCTGACTCATCACGCTTGACATACTTCTTTATGCTCTTGCTCTCCTCCAGTGCCTCAAGGCAGGCATTAACATTGATTCTCTTCTGTGCATACAGTATGAGCGGGATAGTTGACTTGTTAATGGGGCTTGAGTCCCACGCCAGATCGACGGCAGAATACAGGTGATGGTTGCGGAGAGCGAAGGTGATGTGCTCAGTGACTCTTGAGCCTATCAAGTCCTCCATTTTCTTCCTGAGCTTTCCATCATCGCTCTCTGGTTCCTTGTTGGTAAGTATCTCCCGGAGACGCTCATTAGTTGTCCCGGCTTCTTTTAGGATTTCGTAGTCAATCATTGAGGCTGTATGATGGGTTCCTGCCTACCTACATTTTCTGATAAGAGGTGACTCTCTAGTAGGGCAAAGTGAAGTGACTCCGGGCCCGGGAACTTGTCCTCCCTCATGTGCCTCCTCATCTTTGGATATGGGATGCAGCACATTGTGGCCATCTCGTACTCTGATATCTGCATTAAATTGCATAGCCTTGTTACCCTGTCCCTGCCCCAGTCTCCCGGGATTCCCCTCTTCTCGTAGTCTCGCTTAATCCTAAGAGATCCACCAGTCTCCATTGGGTGCGGCTTAGTAGCCACCGCCCTCCTTGTTCTTCTTGGATAAACCAATCAGCATCACAGGAGGAACCTCGCCTTCCGGGGTTTCCGGGGACATTCCCTCACCCTCGTCGTCGTCGTAGTCAGAGTTTATCTCGATATCATTGACACTGAAGACAGCCTGATCCTCTGTCTTCTCGTCAAGTGATACGTACATTGTGAAGTTGCACTCCCCGCCAACATCTTTAGTAGCAAGGTAGTCCTTCATTGTGTCGTCGTCAGATATATCGAGTACTAATTTGTCTTTGTAGGCAGGCATAATGTTACATTGTGTTAAGAGTATCAGCATCAGCCGACACCACACTTTATCAAATGTGGCTGAATATCCCTGATAGGCAAGGAATTTTTGCCTGACAGCTCCAGCTTGAACATTGGGTAGGTGCAGCTATCAAACTTGTGTATATATCTGGATCTCTTGGGCTTGGTGGGGTTGTCCCTGTCCCCGCTCAATTGATGAAGCATCTCGACAGTATTCCGACATGTGGCAGAAACATAGAATTCATCTTGAAATAATTTAGAGCTAAGTATCCTGACCCTAGCCTCGACACTTCCCTTGCCTTTAGGGCAGCCAACTAACTTGATCTTCCCCTCCGAGAATCTCTCCACGTCCCAAGCATCGTAGCTCCCCATGCCTCCGGGGTGCCATTGATTGATGGCGGAGTCGTCAGAGATATGCATGAAGGAGAACTCACTATCACCCCTACGGGACCAGTAGTCCATGCGCCCCATGATCTCCTTCACTAGATTCTTATACAGTATCTTCTGGCCCAAGTGGTCCACCTCATCGAATACAGTCCACACTACCCCGTCCTTAGTGGGCAGGCACTGCATGAAAGTTACGCTGGAGAATACCTGACCAAGGTCGTAACCTATTATTATCGGGTGACCGGCCTTGGGGATGAGACCTCTTCCGGAAACGGCGTTTCCGCGCACATGTATCTCAGGAGAGAAGTACTCGCGAAACAAGGCTTCTCCGCTTGGCCGGTCCACCCATTCCCCCTCAAGCAACCTTCGTTGCTCAACCAAGTCATGCTTAAGTATCTGGCGCAGTGACTCGACATAAGCCTCAGGAAGACGGTGGACGTTCTCCTTTATTGGCACATGATAAACACTGAAATCATCATCTCGCTTCCCTGTATCCTCATCCACGCACTCCTCGAAGAACGTGCGGTACACCCAGTTAGATGGCCCTTCAGGGTTGCATGAGGCTGTGTATTGCTGTGGCCCTACAATGTTGGGGCGACGATTGAGCTGAGCTGCTGGGTACAGGAAGTACTCCCGCCCGTTACAGTTGGTGAGCTCATCCACGTAGATAAACGACGGACTTATGCCCTTAATGCGGGGCTCAACTGCGTCAGCATACGGGATGGATACCAGCAAGACCTTGGACCAGCCATTGAATCTGTTGCCTATCCATAGGTGGCGGTCCTTTGTGTTCGGGTCCAGCTTGGACGGAGTATACTCAAGTCCCATGCCTTCTTTCCATTGAGGAAGCACGATAGTCTCCAGATCATGGAGCACCCCCTCCTTACCAGTACGTATGGACGGGGAGACAATGAGAGACAGTGCGTTCTGGTTCTCGTAGCAGTGGCGCACCAGCTTGAACAGTAGGCCAAGCGTCTTGCCTGACCCCTTCTCTCCGTAAGCTAGGATGAACTTTGAGTTGTCCTCGAAGAGTTTCTCCTGAGTTACATTGAGATCAGGGTACCACTCCTTATCTCCTGAGGATGATGGGTTGCTTGGGGGAGACTCAAACTCCTCATAGGCAGCAGCCATGGCCTTAATTTGTGCCGTCTTGTCCACTTACCTTAACGTCTCCATCTGCCTCGATCTTGATTGCGTTGACTATTGGGGCGAACCCGGGCTTGCCGCGGGACTGACCCTTCTCCCCGCTGGAATCGGCTATACGGTACTTGATCATGGCCTGTGTCATCTGGGCCTTGATGTGGCGGTCACCTGACCGACCCTGTAATTCAAGCAGGGCAACACGGTCACGGCGGAGCATCTGCTCACGCTCAACAGTAAGCCCGCCACCCTCAAGCTCATCCCTTATCTTCTCCACGTCAGCGTCCAACTCAAAGTAAGACTTGATTGACCCGGCCCCAACGATGCCTATGGAGTTGGTGAAGTGTTTCTTATAGAAATCCTGCAGTGCTACAGCCCTTTCGCCAGCCTGCGCAGACAATCCCATAGCCTCCACGCCACGCTTGAGGTTGGCATCCTCACGAGCCAAGGCCTCAGCATCACGCATATCTGATTCGGATACAGTAACAGAGCGCCCAATATCAGGGGCCTCTCTGTCTGCGCTGTCGTTCATTGTCCTTGCCTTGCCGCCGTACTTATTGCGGGTCTTTGTCCACTTCTCGGTAAGGTACGCATCCTTGCGCATGATGTTGCTGAGGCGCGATGAGGTCATGCCAAGCAGGATGGCGGCATCCGCCTTGGTCCCTGCCTCGTTCATTGCTGCGTCTATCTGCTCACGCAGCTTGTCAGTCATCTTGGTGCTCAATGAATGTAACCCTTCGTTGTCTCTGTAGAGCTGTGGCCTAGCTTCTGTGCCACTTCAACCTCAGCCAGCTCTCGCTTGAGTTTCTCAACCAGCTTCTCCTTCTCTGCCTTAAACTGTACTGATGCATAGGTGTGGCGCAAGCCATGAAATGACCTGTCACTCAGGCCCGCTGACTCACAGTAGCGCTTGAACTGCACTGACAGGTGCGCCCTGCGCTTGGGGTCCCTCTGCTTCTCTCGCTGATCAGGGAAGATATACTTGGGGCTGAGTACAGGCAATCCAATAAGCATGGACTCCAGCCTATCAGACAGCTTAAACGGCCCAACACGCTTGTTCCTCTTGTCAGTCCACACCGTAATGTGTCCCTCATCAATGCATTCCCACTCCAGCTGGCATATATCCCCAAGCCTGAGGCCTGTCTCATATGATAGCTGAATGGCAAACCTCCAGAA